GTTTTCGAACAATCCGAAAGCAGTACCACCAGCATAACCACCAGAGATAGAAGCTAACATATCGTCAAAATCTAAAGAAGTTTGTCTTTGTAAGAATAACATGTTTTCTTCAATAGCTCCTTGAGTATCTAAATTCTTCAAGATAGCATCAAATTCGTCAAGTCCAGCAGCAGCAGTAAATCCTACTTCTACATTTCCACGACTTTGAATAGCTGAAAATAAACCTTGTGTTCCAGGAAGAGCACCAACAGTTGTACCTGTAGCACCTTGATTGTACTCACCTTCTACCATACTCATTTCTAAGTAGTCTTCAAAACGTAATCTTGTTTCAGATTCAGCTTTTAAATACCATAGGTATCCAGATGTTCCATCTTCAGTTGCAACTTCAACCCATCCAATTTGTGCCATGTCAGATCCAGATACCACATATTGGCTTCTGATAATAACTGGTGAATTAGAATATTGAGTTAATTGAGGATCAACACTTACTCTAGTGTTAGCAGCTTGTGCTCCAGTTCCTGCAGCAACGCCATTTAAGTTAGAACCTTTTGTATAAGCAGAACCGTAAACGAAAAGTTTAACAGTAGTTCCTGCGGCAATAGCTCCAGCCATAAATCCAGCAGCTACTAATCCAGCACCTCCAACAAATGGAGCTACGGTAATAGTACCACCATTGGCACCACCAGTTGCAGCTACAGTTGTACTAGCTGTTACTAAACATTTTTGCTCAGCTCCTGTTACAGGATTTAATAACACAACGGTATCGTTTATAGATACAACGTTTAAAACAGTGTTAGGTAAAGTAATAACATTTACACCACCACCGTCTGCTGCAATAGCAAAACCTTGATATGAAATGTGTAATCTATTTTGTTCAGACCAGATTACTTGATCAGAAGTCATTGGCATTTCAGCTCCAACCATACGTAAGAATCCAGATAAAGTTCTGTTTCCATAACGCTCTACTTCTTGTTCGTAGATTTCAGGTAAATACTGTTGTGCAAAAGTAGCACCTCCGGCACCAGCTGCATTAAATTGCAGGTAGTTTGTAGCCAATAGTTGCTGTGTTTGAGATGGGATTAATGACCCAAATTGAGGAGTTAAACTCATAATAATTGTTTTTTAGTTAAATTTTTTTGTTTTTATTCTTAATTTTGAAGAATCAAGGGAGCTTATTGACTTAACTTTTAATCCATTAACAAAACCAGTTTGAGCTGTTTGTCTAGCCTGCGTACTTGGGTTTTTAGACTTACCTACAATATCTTTTGTAGCATCTGATTTCCCTTGCTCGTAGAAATGGTTAATAATCGTGTCAGCATTTGAAGCCATAAATAGTGCCTTGTGATAACCTTTCGTATCTGTTACTTCACCTTCTTTGTTTAGGAACTTCCCTACAAAATTGTTGATGTTTGATTGGTCTTCTGCTAGCTTACTTGGATCTTGAACCCCATACCTAAACTTTTTTCCACTGACGTCGAACTCAAAACCTTTGAATTCATCATTGAAATAATTGTTAGTTTTAGATTTAAAATCTTCGTGTTGTTTAATAGCTGTCTCTTGATCTTCGTTGTAACGGTTGAAAAAATCCATAGCCTTTTGTTGGTCTTGAGTTACGCCGGGTCTCAACTTGATTTCGTCGTAGTATTTACTCTTAGTTTCCTCTAAAAAGCTTTTAGCTTTTGCAACTTCTTCTTTAAACGCAATTTTCTTTTTGCGTATATCTCTATCCTCGTCTAAATCTTCATCGTATTGATAATCTTCTAACATAAGATCTATGTCTTCAGATTCTAGATAAGGTTTTGTTTTTCTATAATATTCTTTAATTAAAGCATCTTCACTTATTGTTGAGTAGTCAGCATTTAATCTAACATAGTCTTCAACAGTTCCACCAGTGTCTTCCATAAAAGAAACTAGCTTTTCGATGTTTTCTGGTAATGGTTTACCTAGTACTTTTTCATCTCTTACAGCTTCTTTTATTTCTTTAACAGTTTGTTTTACATTTTCGTCTGTTATTTCTTGCAGCTGCGTGAATTCCTCTTTATCATTTTTAGCGGGCTCTTCGTCTCCTTGTCCCACTTCTTGCAATCCCAGTTTGGATTGTTCTGTGCGTAACACGCCGCTCTCTGAGCTTTGCTTTTGAATGGCATCTTCGTTTTGTTTTAGTTCATCGCTAGGTATAACAACTTTTGTTACACCTGTTGGAACATCTATTAAAGGCTCCTTAATACTAACTTTAGTAATTTCTTGTGTTTTACTAATTAATTGTTTTGGTTTTTTAGACTTACCTTTTAAACTAAAATCACCTTCCTGCTTAGCAGGTTCATTTGTTTTTGTTTCTGACATAATATAATATAATTAAATAATTGTTTGTAATCTTATCTAGGACCGAATTGCTCTAAGCCAAATCCACCTAGTACATCATTTCCTGATGATTCAAAATCTTTAGGTAAACCATCTGTCTGTCTTTGATTTATTAATTCAGATTGTTGTGTACCTTGCATTTTAATTCTTTTATCTTTTCTATCTTCTATTTCTTGCTCTTTTGCTTGAGCTGCACCCATTTGAGCTTGAGCTAACTGTATGCTGTATTGAAATTCTTCAGCCATCAACTCCCTTTTTATTTGAGCTTCTGTTTGCATTCTTTGTATTTCAAATTGGGACTTAGCTTGTTCAATACTAACTTTTTCAGCAGTTAGTGCTTGTTGTTTTTGAACTTCAAACATAGCAGCTTTTTCTGCAGATTCAGCATTAGCTTGTGCTTGTGCTTGTATGTTTTGCTGTTGTTGCTCTTGTTCTCTTTTTATTTTTTGAGTTTGTCTTAGTTTTATAAACTGATTAGCTAACTTTGCATTTTTAATCTCTCTAATATCTATAGCGTCAGACAATTGAATAGCTCCTGTTTGCAAAGCCATTTGTATGTTTTGCTCTAGTAAAGCTTTTTCTTCGTCTTCAGGTTCCAATTGTATGTAAATACCAAAGTCATGGATTTGAAGATTCATTAACTCTTCTAATGTCTTAACATTAAAAGTACTTATAGAATTAATTAAAGCGTTTTCTTGTAAAGGATTTTTAATAACATCAGCTACTTTTAAACTAATATTTTCACATACTCTAATTGTTAAATATAATAAAGACTCTAGTAAATGTTTAGTTGCTGTGTTTGAAGCATTTGCTGCCATTTTTTGCAACCCAACTAAAGCATCTTTATCTGGAGCACTACCATCTCTTGCTTCGTTTAGACCGGTTACATCACGTATCATTTGTAAATAATATTGGTATGTACCAATTAAGCTTTGTATTTTAGCTTGGCCACTTGAAGAAGATAATTCTTGAATAGGTATTTTACCTCTATTTAATTCTCCATCTTGCGTTAATGATCTACCAACAATAGAACCAGTTTGGAAATACATGTTTAATGCTTCAGCCGGATTATAGTTTGTTCCATTACCTAGATCAACCTCAGCTAAACCATCCATATCTAAGAATACACCATCCGGTACTATTCTAGACATCACCTGTTGTAATTTAAGGTGTGTTAATTGAATCATATCAGCAAAACCAGTTATTCTACTTACTATAGATTCTATGCGCCCTTTATACATTCTAGGAGCTGATATACAGTAGTTCATTTCTACTTTAGTTGTATCGGCTTCTGGTCTAGTCATGTTTTCAGCCATTTTCCAGTCTAACATATAATTGTTACCTAGTACTTTAGCTCCAGTATATAAAACCTCTATTGTTCTTGATACTCTTTCGAAGTTATCATTTTCAGGTGGGTTGAATGTATCTGGCTTTTCTAGTGTTTTTTCTAAACCTTGTTCTGTTTTCTTAATTTTAAAAACTTGATCCATATAAGTTTTGTATTCAAAATACATTACTTGAACAGTGTTTTCATCGTAATTTCCCCAACCAGTTACGTATTGGGAGTTACCAGGCATGTTTTGAATTCTCTGTAATTCATCATCTGGTATATCTGGAAATTGCTTTTTTAATTCTGCGATTGTTATAGCTTTAATTTCACCAACATAGTATATGTCCTCAAAGTTTGGATCTTCAGTATATGAATAAACCATATAAGCTGGATCAACATATTCTACTTTAATACCTTCTGAATCATCAAACCTAGTTTTTGTGGCTCCTAAACCTATAACAGTTAAATCGTAAGCTATTCTTTTTTTAATTTGATCGTATTTGTTAGCAGCTAATACATTACTTATAACTTCTTCTTCTGCAATTTCTACATTTTGTTTATATGTCATTTGCATATGAACATCTAACTCTTCTTTGTTTTCAGGTAGATCTTCTAAGTTTCCGGTGCGCGCCATATCTATATTCATAGCTTGTTTGATATTTTGCAACATAACCTTGTTGTTCATATCTTCCTCTACAGCTGCAGCATATTCGGTTCTACTTTTTACAGAAAAAGGATCTTGAGCAAATGTAGTTATATCGTATGATTTATTAGACATACCGTTTACAACTATATCTACAAACTTAGATATAACAGCAACTGGTTTCCAGTCTAAATTAAGATAAGACAGATCACCATTTATGGATAATTCATCTTTATATTTTTGAACACTTTGCTCTCCTCTTGCGTATAGTCTTAATTGATGAAAATTACTATAGCTCTGCACGTATCTATTACCAGATCTACCTTCCTGGAACCATTCTTGTTCTATGGCTCTAGCAACTTGTATACCGTAGTCTAAGCTAGCTTTTTCTTCATCGCTTACTATTTGACTAGGAAACGAGCTATTAGTATTAGTCTGTATATTCATTTATCTTATTATTTTAGACATACCGCCTTTATTGTCGTATTTTTTTATACCTAAATTAACAGCTACTTTTTGCAGCTGAGCTCTTGGTATATATCTATTTTTATTACAAGCCATTAAAGCTAAACCTGAACTTATAGAAGCATCGTGTTTAGTTCTATTATTTATATTAAATTTTGCCCAATCTTCTAATGTTTTCTGAAAATACATATTTCCATATCCAGTATCAATTAAACCTACCCGAGTATTAATATATGTCTCTATTGCAGCAGCGTGAGCTTGCTTTATATCTTCACTTGAGTTAGGTATTCCACCTATTTCTCTTTCAGTTACTGATAACTTATTATATGTTTTATCAGGTCTATTCATAGAGTAACCTCTATAGCCTCTTCTTTTAAAATGATATAATAATCTGGGTTTATTATTTTCACAAAGCAATGGCATTCCATAAAATACACAAGCCATTAAAACATCTTCAAAAAATATCTCTGCTGTTTGTGGTCTTGCTATGTATTCTAAAAAGAAATGATCCGGAGGAGCATCTTCCATACTAAACTTAGTTAAACCGTGCAAAGCACCATTAGAACCTCTACCATCTACAGTTCCTGATATATCGTAACTATCACACCCAAAAGCACCAACGTGCTCATTTCCTGGATATTTAGTACCGCTTTTATTTATTATTCTGTTTTGCAATTCATATGATGGAACCCAAGAAACATTAAACCTACCATTTTTGTTAGGTATAAATATAACGCGAGTATCTTTAACCCCATCTTCCCACTGAAAACTACCAGTA